AAAAATTTCTTTCCATTCATAATTAAACACAAAATATTTAAATAATTTAGAAGCTCCGCCTATAACCCTAACACCATTCTTACAACAATAACGACTTAGTTCATACACACCTTCAGATTTAATTCTACCTTTAGCAATGGAGGGTTTAGAAAAAGTCATAACTGCTACCAACTCATCACTATAAAAAGCCCCTAAACGGATTTTACTTATATCTGATCCTTGGATATGGTAATTTAATAAAAATTTATTTTTTTCCCTGACATTAATAGGTTTTATAGTACAATGCCTCCCATAAACAACCCTACCATCAAACACACCTAAAATATTCTTTAGCCTGTCTTTCACTGTTTCCCTCTTTAAAATCCACTCGTCTTCAAAAATAGTTAATAACCTATAATTTTTATCTTTACATAATTCTAATGTATGACCTATCTTTATTACTTTTCTCAGAATGCCAATATAAACCACAGTACTCAATAGCTAATTTTTTTAAAGGTATAACAATATCCAACTCATAAGGCGAAACTATCTTCCTATCTCTACTAATAACAGTGTCAAAATATAATTTTAAAAATTCAGTAACTTCACTCTCCCCACTAGAAACACTATGTGAGCAATATGGGCACCTTATACCTTGTTGCCAATCATTCCATCTAATACTATGTTCATGTCCATTAGGACATATATAGATCAACCTAGTAAAAGCGTTTGAATATTCCGTAGATATTAACCTATAACCTTCTCTTTCAAATGACTCTTCAATAAATAAAAAATCTTTTCTAAACATTTTATTGCGTCTATTTATTCTACAAACAGGACAATCCTTTGTTCTATAAAAAACAGTCCACTGCATCCTAAATCTGTGACCCTTATCACATAAACATTCTATATAAGTAATTTATACCCCTTGTCTAACAAAATTGTTTTAACAAACTCAAACTTAGTTTTTACAGAATCCACAAAACACTGTTTGCATCTAGTACCTGATAACCACTTTGACCAACTAATAAAATATTTATGGCCTTTTGGGCACACCACTTCTAACTTTGTCTTAGAATTTATATAACTATTAGAAACTAAAGTATAACCTTCCTCTTCCATAGATCTTTTTACATCATAAAAATATATGGACTTATTACAATACTTACAACGACGGCCCTTTGTCCAGTTATTCCACGATAAATTAAACATATGTCCCTTAGGACAACATAATTCTAATTCTGAATGCGCATTTATATATTCATCGGACAACACCACATACCCCTCTTTTTCAATAGCATTTTTTACAAACGTATAGTTGTGCTTTTCCATTTTATATATTTTTATAAGCTAAAAAAGGTGAGGTGTAAGACTTTGAAGTGCTACTAGTAAGTCTATCCCTCAAAGCAGGGTGCCTTTCAAGATACTCATCAACATCTTTTTTAGATACATTTACCATTTTTAAAAAATCTTCCATCGGGATATTCTTATGAATATCAGCTACATTATAAACCGTATTTGCATTTTGTCTAACATACAAACATTTACCGGCTCCTAACACATCTTTACCCTCAGATTTAATTTTATTTAATATAAATTGTTTTAGCTGACGTTCCTGGTTATCTATAATTCTTTTGCTTTTTTTTATGTCCATATTATTTTTATTTAATTCTTCATCGTCGTATTCTTCTGGCTTTTTTTTAATAAATGACTTACTTGACAATGCTTCTTGGTAAGCTGTACAATTATCAGTAAAATCACACCAATTACACATTTCATTTAATGTAGGAATAGCACCATCTTTTCTAAGTGCACGCATATCACGGTATAGTGCTAATAAGTAATTCAAGAATTGATCCCGCTCCTGATCAGTTCTATAAGTATAAACAGGTTCACCACGTAAATAATCTAAAGACAAAATAATTCTTCTGTATTCAGGGTATTTAATATGAGCCACTGCATCATAAACTGATAATTGTATATCGGACCTTAATTCAGCCGCAGTTTCAAAATACTTAGAAGTTTTGTAATCACTGACAAGAACAGTATCTTCCCCGAGTAATTCTACTTTGTCCATAGCACCTATAAGTATTACACCTTGATCAGTAGCTACCTCAAATTTATCTTCTACAGACAATATTTTACCTGATACAAAATTATTCAATCTTTTAGATACCATCTGCAAACCTTCGTGATAAATAGTTGTGTTATCAATACCCTCTTGAGCAGCAAACCTATTGTACACATCCTTGACCCTATAAATATCCTTGGTAGTAAGTTTTTCTTTGATCTCCCAAATCTTTCCTGCCTCGGCTAAGGCTTCATGCACTGCCAAACCGAGTTTAAATGCAACATTTGGTTTACGTGGTAGACGTAAAACATAATTACACCAATACTTCCATCTACAAGTTAAATACATTGAAATTCTTGTTGCTGACATTTTAATATTATTATTATTCATTTGTTATATCCTTTTCTTTTAAAATTTGCAACCAATACATAGCCTGCATAATTGCATCTGATATATCATTACCTTCATCAAAACTAATGCTCTTAAATTTAGTTTTATACTTCGACTTAACTGCATTGAAAACATCCTCTTTTGTTTTTAAACAAAACACACTTCTAACAGTATTTGGACTTACAAACACAGGTTCTTTATTTAAAATCTCATAACATCGCAAATTAACAATAGCAATAAATTGCATTAGTGTTTTTAATGTTTTGACATTTTTTAAATATGTTTCTTCCACAACTATATGATCAGGTTTACATATTTTCAATAACCCATCGATACTCTTACTAAACCAATAGAGTTTCTCTTGTAAACTATACTTATCAGACATCTTTATTACGCCAAACTCTTTTAGTTTACTATCCTCTAAATATGCCCAACCAGTTGAAACAGAGGACACATCAAAAGATAAGATATTATACATTTTTTAATATCTCCCATTGAAAACCACAATCACCACATTCATATAAAGCATCACCACATTGGTAAACAGCAGGCGACTGGCACCGTGCACAAGGCAAAATAAGATCAGTCATATTTAATAATATATCCTCATCACTAACTGGCTCATTCATTTCGACGCTAATAACTTGGCCATCATCATCAAACTCCAAATGGGCTGTTCCCAAATTCTCTATAAATTGATCATTGTTCAATCTAAATCCATTACCACATAATTTACAAACACAATAATCGATTCTAATAGGTTTACCACAATCATGACATTCTAAAAAATCAGAATGTAAAATCATAACAGAATTTTCTTCACAAACAGGGCACTTCATAATTAATTCTCCTTTATCATCTCAATAAGATTACCTATTATCTCTACTTCATCTTCCTTAATAACAAACGCAATTGGTGTAAATGCTTGACCATCTTGCAAATCCGGATATTTACCAGTCGCGAATAATAGTTTAGATAACTCAGGTAAATATACTATATCTGCGTCATGCTCATCAGAGTGTTGAAGAAAATCAAATGATCCATCTTCTTTAGAAAACAATTCTGAATCTAAATTTACATACTCACCACGTCGCGGAACAGTGATACTAAAATTCTGCTCAAACACTTTAAACTTATAATTTCTAGCTGGTAATAACAAAATAGTTGGAGTACCTATTACCTTAGAAAACTGCACGCTCGCGGTATTCTCTATTTTTTTACTTTTCTTTTTACCCATTATAACCTCCTAAAAGTTCGTATATCTCTTCATGAGTAAGATCACCAGGATCTTTTCCATCAAACGGAATAAATATAGGTTTAATTGTTATCTTGTCTTTCATTTCTTCCAATGCTCTAACTGTACCTATCACACCAGGTTCGTCCCCATCAAATAATGTTATCACCTTAAAAGCATTACTATAGAGAAGGTTCTGTTGACCACTAGTAATTCTACTACCCATACAAGCAACAACATTTTTATAACCCGCCATGTATAAATTCCAAACAGCTTTAAAGCCTTCCACTACAATAATAGTTTTACTAATTTCTTTCACATTACATAGATTATATAATACTCTATCCTTATTAAAACCCTTAGTAAGTAAATATTTATAATCCTCATCGGCTTTACCTGTAATATCCCTACAACTATACGCCTTTAAAATACCATTAACATCTCTAATTGGAATTACATCACGCTGAAAACCATATTTATCAACGTACCCACCACCTATTTCAAAATAATCTAAAACTTCATTCGAAAATCCTTGTTCTATAAAATAACTTGATCTAAATTTTTTAAAACTTGTCAAATATTCTTCTGTTAGTAATGCTGATGGAACCTGACGATTGTCTTTAGTATGATTAATAAAATCCTGTCTTTCTTTTTGCCGCCTATACGTAACAACAGCATTCTCATCTGATGAATTTATACCAGTCAAATTTTCTAGGTATGATACAGCACCACTAAAAGGAACATTTAAAACCCGCATAATCAAACTAATAACATCATACCCAACATCTTCATGACAACCATGAGAAAAACATACCCAGTTTTTAGTCTCTTTATTCATTCTAAAAGCGGTTTTATTATCACCACCATGTAATTTACATGGACCGCGTAATTCAGTTGTAGTATTACGATGAATCTCGAACCCAAGAGCACTTAAAAGCATTTCCGCATCTACAGCCTTTTTTAAGCGCTCTATGTGGGCTCTTCGTTCTTCTTTAGAAATACGATGCATCCTCTGATTGTTCATCTGTTGTTGACTCATTTGAGGTTGGGCTAATACCATATTCTACTTCCTCTTTTTCTTTATATTCTTTATCCATAAACTCTGGTGGCTGAACTTCTGCCTCACTTATCTTTAAAAACTTCTTCAAAAACTTATAACCAATTCCATCCCAACTTGTTGTACCACCTCTTCGACTATCAGTAATAATTAATTTATGTGTGCCTCCATGTAACCCATATTTTTCTATTTCCTCTTCAGTTTTTGCCTTAAAAAACATAAGAACATCGGCATATCTTAAAATTCTATCACTATCAGCTATATCTTCTTGTCTATTTAATTGATTAGCACATAAAAAAGGAATATTTAATTCCCCTGCGAGATCTTTCAATGCTGTTGTAACATCGCCTAATATTTGATACTCTTTTCGTTCGCCCTTACTATCAGATGGTTCTTTAATGTAATCAAATATTGCCAAACCAATATCTTCCACGTGTTTATATCTTTTATAAACAGTTATAAGTTTATCTACACTATAACCAGGGACATATTCGTGAAATAATTTACCCTTTTTAATTAACTCAGAAGCTCGTTTTAAATTATGATAGTGTTGGTCAGAATATCCACCATGTTTTACGGCTCGTTCAGGAACACCAGATAGCATAGCTAAGGTCCGTGGACGCCATTCGTCAAAACTCATCTCAGTGTCTACATAAAGAACCGGTTTTCTTAAATTATAAGCTACATAAGCACCTATATTTGATAAAAATGTACTTTTACCGTGTTTTGGTCGAGCACAAAAAACTGTAAGTGTACCATCTATCAAACCATCTATTTGTTTATCAAGAATTGGAAATCCAGTGCTCAAACCACAAATTTCTACAGGATTATTTCTGCGTTCCTCAATATATGCATCTAAACCTTCTGACAAATTCTTTGCTGCTTTCACCGCTTTAGACTTCATTGACAAGTCCATAACATCACTACTTACTTTCCCAATAAGATCTGTTGCAGTAATATCCTCGTCGGCAGCATTTTTACCAACATAACTCAAACCGTAATTTAACTTCATATATAACTGATATTTTGTACTAGCATCTACTATCATTTTAGTATAAAAAGGTATATTATCTTCTGACAATTCCATGTCTACAATAGCATTTATATAATCATAACCACCTATATTATCCAAAATCTCATTATTTTTAGCTTCATGTATAACCATTGCAGCGTCAAATTTTTCTACCTTTCTCTTAGATAATGTTCCTAAAATAACCCAAATCAATTTATGATCTGGTTGTAAAAAATCCTTATCATTTACCATTGAAGCTATTACATAATAATTCTCCATTGATGTAAAACAAAGAGACAATAAAGCTCTTTCATATGATGGTTTAGAAAACGTTTCTTTAACGACTTCGCTCATTATAATCGCCTTTCATCTCGTACAAGTTTATGTTCTGTTTCACGTCGTGTTAATTCTCTTTTAATTGTATTTATCAACTCCATATAATACTTCTCAAGATTATCTGTCATTTTTAACTCACATTCATAAGCTTCTATATCTTCTTCTAATTGTTTTAATTCCGGATACTGCTCCATTAAATTATTATATTTTTCTGCTTTGGTTCTACCTTTAACTTCTGAAGTAAGCATTTTTGTTTCAATGATCCTGCTCTTTTGTGTAAGTTTAACCTTAGTCATATTTATCTGTGATTGAAAATAAATAAGAAACTGCGCAAGACCAATAGCGTATTTTGAAAGATCAGCTGATGATGCAGACTCTAAATTCATAGGATTAAATTTAAAAATCTCTTCCATTAAAGTCGTGTTCTTAGGCATTCTACCCACCATTAAATCTTCAGATCTTTTGTTTAAATATATGTTTATTAAATCAGTCATGATGCTTTTTCGTCGCGGCTCCTTTCCTCAAAGATAGGATGACACCCTGTACATAAGTAATCCCTTGTAAAATTTCCAAATCTATCGGTAATTTCAACATACTCACTGTACATTCCTAGTTGCTTACACTTAAATGATAAATCACAGTATTTTTTATCGCCACCAATAGTACCATCATTTAGTGGTATAAAATCAGAACAATCTTTGGGGGTATCAGGTTTATCGTAATTTTGTTTATCTGTCGGAATACCTGGAATTATTATATCTACCATTTTTTCATCACACTCCATATAGCATTTTTAAGTTCATCCGAATTTAACTCTCTACGTATTTCTACAAAATAACTATCATTTTCTTCACAATAAGCTTTCTTTAAATTATCACGTTTTTTATGCGCCAAAAAACCTTCTCTATCCCCATGAAAATGTGCAACATACTCATCATGCTGTCTACCTTGACACTCAATAAAAACATCCAACTCTTTAATAAAAAAATCAAAAAATAATCGCTGTCCCTCATATCTAACATAACATTCTTCAATAATCCTGTGGTGTGGAAAAACTTCTTTAAGTAATTTATATGTATGTGCAGATAATTTACTCATTATCTATTAATCCCAACATTTCTTTTACTTTTATCTCCAAATCATTATATATTTTTTCATCACTAGATATTGCAGCCACAATATTTTCTTTTCCCTGAACTTTAGTATCGTTGTATGTAAACCAAGATCCAGCTTGATCTATCAAACCAAAATCAATACCAAGACTTACAACTTCATCCGCAAAATCATAACCCCATCCATACAACAACCTAATACCAGCTTTTCTCCATGGAGGAGCTAATTTATTTTTTACAACTTCAAATTTACAATTATGGCCCACCACAATACCGTTTTCATCCTCAATACGAGATGTTGCACTATCACCACCATCAACTTTAACTCTACCAGTAGAATAAAACGCGAGTGCTTCACCACCAGTAGGTGTTCTATCATCCCCCCATTTACCTATATTATGCCTAATTTGATTAATAAATATCAACAACGTATTAGTTCTATTTGCTACCGGGGTCAATTTTAAACAAGCTTTACTCATTAGTCTGGCAAGTAACCCTATGTAATTATCACCTATTTCACCGTCCGCCATATCCTTAGGTAACAAAGATGACACACTATCAATAACACAAACATCTAGTTCGCCACTAAGCATCAACTTTTCAGCGACCTCTAAATTATGATCACCAGTATATGCCTGTACCAAATCAATTTTATCAACTTTCTCTACAGGAACACCCGCGGCTTTACCCATATTTCTAACCAATTTAGGGTCTAGCGCATGTTCAGCATCCACATAAGCAATATTCATATCACGTTTTAAAGCCTGCATACAAAGACTCAATGCGAGAGTTGACTTACCACTACTGTTTGGTCCATAAATTTCATACAATCTACCCCGAGCAAACCCCTTATTACCAAGAGCTGCGTCTAATGCTAAGCATCCAGTAGAAATAGCATCAATACACATGTCTTCATGACTACCTAATGGACTAATAACCCCTTCGCCGTACTTTTTACGTATTGCTTGTCGAGCCATCTCCAAAGTACTTGGTTTAGTTATAGTTTCTTCATTTTTCTTTTTAACCATTACTTGCCTCCATGTCATTTAATAACTTATTCAACATATCTGATGTCTCGTTTAAATCTATTTCCTTTTCATACTCACTTTCCATAGATTCAAATCTACGATCAAGATTTTCCTTTGCTTCCTTCTGTAATTGTTCATTTAATATATTTACTGCTTTACCAGTAATCCAACCAGCTTTTGCCTGACCTAATACCCAAATTCCAGGCGAACGACTAAAATTAAACTGATCTTTATTTTCAAATATCACATTAATAATAGCAGCACATTCCTGAATAGCATTATGTCTATTAAGACCTGTTAATTCTCGGGATTCAACAAACATACGAATAGAACGCATCTCACTAGCTCTATTACCTTCTACATAAGATCTTTTTAATTCTGGATAATGTGACCATAACTGATTAAAAAAATAATTTCTTAAATCCTGTAAATTTAATATATTATCGTCCACATAGATAGGATCAGACACCTTAAAACCATATGACATTGCTGTACTACGAGCCTCAGATGCATCTCTAACTACATCATAACCAGCCCCCTCTACGATTTCTATAGCTTTTTCTAGTTGAACTTCGTCTACTGTTTTTCCAACCGCAAACAAATCCAGTTGATCCCCCATACTATCTCCTTTTAACTAATGTAATAAGTGATGTATGTTTGTCGTCTTCAGCAGATTTTAAAACAATGTATTTTTTAGTTGGGTCGAAATAAATATGAATATTATCTGCTTTAAAATCTTTTAACAAAGAATCAAGAAACACACCATTAAGATCAACATCTAACCCGTCGCCAAAATCATTATCAAGATTTTGTTCAACATCCACCTTATCATTTGCTAATTTCAATGTATTACCTTTAAAAGTTACCGACAATCTACTATTATCCTCAGTATCTAAAACTCCAACCACAGTGTGCACATTATCATAAAAATCCAGTTTAGGAACTGTCACATGATTTCCTAGATCAAACATCACTTTATAATCAGGATAGGTTTCATTAAACAATAATCCACCTACAATGTAAAACTCATTAGATTTTATATACATCCTGTCTGTATCAAATTTAATGAACACCTGCGCATCTTCGTCTAACACACTCTTCAAAGCAGCTGCGACATTATATCTTAAAATATATGAATTTGATTCAATATCAGCATTTATATCAACACCAAATTCAATTAATTTTACACCGTTTGTTCCAACAAATATAATTCTATCAGGTTTAATAGTAATGTTAACACCTGTTAAAGATCTTCTAACCTCATCTGGATTAACACAATGTAATACTCTATTAAGGCCTATCCTAAGTAAATTACTATTTATCACAAGATCAGGAGTGTCAAACATTTTTACTCGCGGCATATCTTCTGATTCAAATACATTAAACTTTAACTTCTTATAAGATGCTCGAGAATTCGGGTAAACAGTTTTAGTTTTAAGAATTGATTCATCATTGTTTACTATAAATTTAAATGATTCTGTACCATATTCACCCATTAGCGGTACAAATTTAAACACATAATCCTTCAAATCCCGCAATCTAAATAAGGTTCTACCTCGTTCCACAATTTCACATTTAGTGCAATTATATACCAAGGTAATAGTAGAACCACCTGCGGCTTTAAAAGACACAATATCAGCCACATTAACTTCAACCATACCTGTAATGTCATCTTCATTAATTCGCACAGCATTTGAAAGATAACTAAAAATTCGTTGCAACTCATCTACTGGTATACTAAATTCCATACTTAATTCTCCTTTTCTTTATATTTATTTAATTTATTTAAAGTTCGTTCGCTTTTTAAATCAATCATTTTTTCCACCTCATCTTGACCATAATAATGGATCATTTGACTGACCATTAGCCACACATCTCCCAATTCCTCAATTAAATTATCTTTACTACCTTCCCTGCCCCTATTATAATGGAATATTGCTAGTATCAATTCTGCGCATTCCTCTTGAACCATTTCCAACTGGGCTTCTTCGCCCCAATAAGTAAGACAATCTTCAAACAACTCTGTTAATTCTTTATTTATCATTTGTTCTCCATAATTTTCTATATCTTTTATCCGGCCAACCGGACATCCCATTCTCGCAACCACATCCACACTGAGTTATAAAAACACCACAATCCAAACAGTGGGTCTCATAACTATTACAATAAGGTGTAGAGCAATAAAGTGTTTCACAATAATCAGGACTTAGATTTTTATGATCACATTTTTCTACTTTTTCCCAAAATTTAGTCATATACAACCCCTTAAAATGTATAATTTCCGCCCACCACTTGCTTTGCTAAGTCCCAAACATGATTATAGATATGAAGTCCTTTACTAGAATAAATTATTTCCCCGTCTTCTAACCCAGAAGATTCGGCTATATACTCTTTTAATATCTGTAATGAAGCCATATTAATTGGGTAGCCATTCCAAAGATCGTTCGATCTAAAATAAATAATAAAATTAAGTTTTCCATCTTTAACTCGGCAATCTAGTATCTTGAGGCAGGGAGGGTCTTCTAAATCTAATGAGTATTGGTCACCCACCGTCATACATGCTTGATTGGTACCATGATCCCCACTGGAAAATATTTCTATAACTTTTTCTATTTGTTTTTCTAGAAAAGATCCATAGACATAATCCTCATTAGGGTTTTTATGTGAAGTAAATAAATAAGGAA